CTGCTTGAAGCACTCAATCCTACTCAGGCCTGTTTCGCGCAGATTCTAGGCGCTGGTCTCTTTCTGGATTGAAGACATGGGAATTTTCCCAAACCCCACTCTCGGGATTTTAGCGAATTTCTGATTACGTTTACCAAGTGTTTTCCTGGGTTTCGTGCGATGTCGTTTGGGAATCTTCTTCTTTCCCAGCCCGTTTTGGGAATTTTCGCCAGTAGCGGACGACAGGTCTGATTCACATCAGGAAACAGCTCGCGAACAAGCGAGCGGGCCTCACAGGCTTTAACTTTCGGACCTGTTGCCTGTGGGGCCTCAATCAGGAGGTCCGTTCATGTCAGACAACCAATCCATCAACCTTGGTGACGACAACTTCGTTCGCAGTGTCATCCATCGGCAGGTTGGAAAGCTAATCGCCAAGTCCGACTTTACACAGCAAGATCGAAACGATCTGGTCCAAGAGGTCTACGTTCGGGCGACCAAGAGCCTTCGCCTTTACGATCCATCCGTTGGCCATCTCTACCCGTACGTCTGCACCGTGGTGCAACGCCATTTGGCCAACGTCGTTCGCGATCGCTCCGTTGTTAAACGCACGACTGCCGGTCGCGTCAGTCTGAGCAAGAACGTCCGTGGTGATGACGGTGGTCAAGTCGAAATGTCTCAGACGCTACACGACAAGGATCAAGATCGACGGCTAGGTCGTGCACGTCGCCTTGGTGAGGAAGAACTCAACGACCTTCGAATGGACCTAGCCACGTTCATGTCGAAGTTACCGGAGAAATTCCAAGACATTCTCCGTCGCCGTCAAACCCACTCGATCACCGAGATTTCTCGCGACCTCGGCATCCCACGCACCACGCTCAATGACTGGATGTTGCAGATCCGCAAGCTCTTCGAGGAAGCAGGATTCGACAGATATCTGGAATCGTAGCCGTCAATTCACCCGGGTACCGGGTATTTCAACAGATAGAGAAAGTAACTTTTCAATCAACACGAGACATCAACCAAAAGGAATTCCAGTCAATGAGCGCACCCAACATGAATATTGATCAGCGAGTCACTATCTCGCTCGCTTTGCAGCGATACCTGCGAGCGGTCGAACGCTTCGAAGCCGCTTCCAAAGAGTTCAACGAATGCTGCCAGGCCATTCGTCAGGCACTTCCTCGTGAAAGCCGCTTTGTTGCCAACATCTCGCACCAGCACTTTCTGGTGACCAGCGATCACGAAGGCAACTTCGAGGTCGAATCCGTCGACACGGTTTGATTCGCAACCTGTCATCACTCTCCTCTGACCTACTCGATGAAAGATCCGATTGCGATGTCAACGCGACTATTACCCCATGAACCCGGTGATCGGAAGTGCCTGAAATGCAACGAAACCTTTCGTTCCAAGAGTGCCGCCAATCGCATTTGCAAGAAGTGCTCGCAAGTTAATGCATCACTGAAATTAAGTGAAGCACAAATCGCTCGCGAACGAGGTGCAAAACGCCTCAACGGCATTCCGATCGAGGAGCAAGACACATACGAGATGAAATTCTTCTAGGCATCGATTTACGCAGCAAAGCACCCCAAGACAGTAACCCCAAGCACCCATGTCCCAGTTCATTACACAAACCGAATCAAGCGATAAGACGCTGCTGACCTATTCAGCGCTGAATACGTTTCGTAATTGTCCGCGAAAGTACAAGAACCGTTACCTCGACAATTTGCGCCCGCGTGAGCGTGCCGAGGCGTTGTCGTTCGGTAGCGTCGTCCATACCGCGATCGAGCTTTGGTATCGGTCGACGAGTACTGAGTCGCGGCTTCGTGATGTCCTCGCCTACATCGACGATGCCTTTGAGAATCGGGTTGTCGATCCGAATCAGATGGTTCAGTGGCATTTGGCAACGGCGATGATCCGTGGTTACGCCGAACGCTACGCAACCGAAGAGTTCGAAGTCGTCGAAGTTGAAAAGGAGTTCGTCGGAGAGATCCGCAATCCAGATACTGGTCGGCAGAGTCAAACATTTCGAATCGCTGGCAAGGTCGATGGCATCGTCCGCTGCCACGATGGTTTGTATTTGCTCGAGCATAAGACTGCATCAACAGTTGATTCGAGTTATCTAGACAAGCTGTGGACCGATACGCAGATCGCCTTGTACTGCTATTACTTGCGTGAACTGGGGTATCCGATCGTTGGCGTCATCTACAACGTGCTGCTCAAGAGTCGGCTTAAGCAAGGCAAAGGCGAAACGCAGGAAGAGTACGAAGTTCGCCACGCGGAACTCGCGGCTAAGAACAAGAGCGGCAAATCGACTGCGAAACGTCAGATGCCTGAGACGGACGAAGAGTTTCAAACTCGTCTAACTGAATGGTATTCACGCCCCGAAGCATTCCATCGCGAGTTCATTTATCTCTCCGAAGACCGACTTGCAATGTTGCAAGACGAGGTGTGGGAAATCACGCAGCAGTACCTCGATGCCCGTCGCCGTGGCAAATGGCTGCTGAATACCTCGAACTGTTTCTCTTACCAACGACCGTGCGAGTACTTGGCGTATTGCCAATCGGGATTCAATCCAAACGTCGCTGACAACCTGTACGAGATCGCTCTCCCTAACGAAGAGCTATCTCGTGTTGATTCTGAAGCACCCCCGTTCTGATTTGAAAGGATACCCTATTTATGACAGTGACACTACCAACCACTAAGACCAAACCGACCACCGACTTGGCAAAGCAATCGATCTTGCTCTATGGCGTTCCCAAGCTTGGCAAGAGTTCGTTCGCTTCTCAGTTCCCCGAAGCTATGTTCTTTGAATGCGAACCAGGTCTCAATCACTTGGAGGTATTCAAAGTGCCGACCTACTCGTGGGAAGCATTCCTGGAAGCCTGCAAATTACTTGCGAAGGGCGATCACAATTTCAAGACACTGGTGATCGATACGGTCGACAACGCGTTCAAGATGTGCTCGGACTATGTCTGTGCCAAGCATGGCATCGAGTACGAAGGGGACATGGGCCACGGCAAAGGCTGGGCTCTTGTGAAAAACGAATGGCATCGCGTGCTGACTCGTTTGGCCAGCTTGCCGTATGGCTTGATCCTCATCTCGCACGCGGTCGATAAGACGATCGAAACGCGAACGGGCGAGTACACCAAGACCACGCCGAGCTTACCCGATCGTGCTCGAAACGTTGTGTTAGGCCTGGTCGACATCATCCTCTACGGCGACTCGGTATCTCGTAAAGACGCTGCCGGCAATCTCGTCGTCGATCGAGTACTCCGAACCAAACCTCATCCAACATACGAGGCCGGCGATCGAACAGGTCGCTTGCCCGAGATGCTGCCACTGGATTACTCCGCCTTCAATTCGGCATTCAGCGGCACCGCTTCGAATTCAACCGCACAGAGCCCTGCGCCCGGCAAAGGCACTGTTGTGTCTACTTCCACTCCGGGCAGCACCCCAGCAGGAAAGGCTGTTAAGCAATGAGCGATTACGAAGAATACGAAACCACCAACCAATCCGTTGATCTGTCGTCGTTCGATGATGATTTCGCAACCGCGGAAGCACCAGAGTATGACGAGGTCCCCGACGGCAAGTATCAAGCTCGCATCGAGTCAGTGAAACTTGAGAGCAGTCAAAAAGGCGACCCGATGATCAAGTTCGATTTGGAAGTGCTGTCTGGCTCACATGCCGGTCGTCACATCTTCAAGAACTCTGTTATCACACAAGCATCGATCCCTTATGTGAAGGGAGATCTGAAGACGCTGGGACTGGAACTCTCCAGATTCAGCGAATTGGCCGGGCGACTTGAAGAACTGCTCGATGTGACCTTGGAAGTCACGAAACGGACTCGTGGTGACTACACCAACGTCTACTTCAATCGACGCATTCGAATTGCCGCTGTATCGAACGGAGAAACCTCAACCGAAGGTATGCCGTTCTGATTCGCAATGGTTCGAACTCGCACGGGTGCGGCTGGGACGGAACAAGCGAACGAGTCGGTGTTAATTGGCCATTCGCTCCGTCCCGGCTTTCTTTGTTTCCTACATATCGGACTTTCTTATGGCCGACGTTGAGTATCACGTTGTATCTGGGTTCCCTGGTTATCGGATCGGGACCGACGGCACTGTTTGGTCGCAGCTTGTTTTCAGTCGCTGGAAAGATAAATCAGATGATTGGCACAGGCTTAAACCTCAGCTTCGAAGAGGGTATCTGCGTGTCGGTCTAACTAGAAATGGAAAACTCCATTGGCGATCAGTTCACCGCCTAGTTCTAGAGGCCTTCGTGGGGAATTGTCCAGTTGGTCACGAAGCTTGTCATAACGACGGTAATCGACAGAACAACATTCTCCAAAATTTGCGATGGGATACGCCTGAAGCAAACGGATGCGATAAGCGGCTTCACGGAACTATTGCACGAGGTAGCCGCAGTTCGAGCGCAAAGATTACAGAAAGAGATGTTCCGCTGATTCGAGAACTTAGGACAAGTGGACACTCATATGGAGAGATTGCATCTCGATTCGATATTACGCGAGCCACAGTAATTGCACTGTTGAAAGGAAGAACATGGACTCACGTATAGAACTTGAACTTCCGTTTCCACCAAGCATAAATCATTACTTCAGCTATTACCAGGGGCGTCCAGTTCTATCTAAGGACGCACGTACCTATCGGCACCAAGTCCGTCGCATCGCGATCGCCAAAAGCATCAAACCATTGATGGGTCCACTTGCGATCCGCATCGACATTGCACTGCCCGATGATCGTCGTCGCGATTGTGACAACGTGCAAAAGGCTGTTCTCGATGCGTTGCAGCATGCTGGCGTGTTCTGGGACGACTCGCAGGTCGTTTGGCTGCTGTCGATCAAGCATGAATGCAAACCGAAGGGACAGATCAAAGTGCAGATCGATGATGCCGAATCACAGACGCTTTCGCCCGCAATGGAGATCGCCTAGTCATGTCGCAGCTCACCCATTTCAGTTGCCCTATCATTCGACATCTGCCAAGTCTGAATCTCGTTGTCCGTTTTGATGATTCAGGCATCTCCTTCCGCGCGTACCGCTGCCGCAAATGGAAAAGCGTTACATGGGCTCAACTCGCGTCTTTAGCAGACGAAACCGAGCCGGTGGTCAAATTGTGTGAGACTGAACATGGTTCACGAGTTTTGAAAGCGATGGGGGTGAGCGTTGCTATGGATGCGAGCAAGGGACCAGAGAAAGGTGGCCCAGCTTGAGTCTTTCAGCGATCAAATTACTAACGACGTTGTTCGAGCCGTCGGACCTTATTCTCTTTCGACCTGTGGAATCGTGGAGCGAAGGCGGACGAAAGCGCAGCCGCGTTGACTATAGCAATGTATGTTACCGGCCAGCTAAGGAGGCAACGCTCGAACAAACGCTGACTCGGTTGGAGACCAGTTCCGAGTCTGAGCGTACGAATTTGTTTTTTGGAGTCTGTCCACGATTTGGTAACAAAGGCCGGTTCGACCTAGCATGGCAAATTCGAATTATTCGATGTCTCTGGGCAGATCTAGATGAATGCAATGTTGCGCAAGCTGTTGAACGTTGCAATTCACAGGCGATCCCTGTGCCAACTGCAATAGTCAATAGCGGCAATGGTGTACATCTATATTGGTCGCTGGATCGTCCGTTCCTGATCGACGATGTTGGCGATCCGCCTCCAGTCGAGACGGAATGGTCCATTGGTAGCGACGGACGTAAGAAACCCAGACGGTATGTGCTTGATGGTAGAGATCGTGTCTTCTTGGATCGCTGCCACCATTTGACCAAAACCAGTACCAAAGCTTTACAGGCCCAAGGCATACTCACGGGCATTGCGGCTGCGATCAGCGGTGATCATACAACCGACCTTACTCGGTTACTCCGACTGCCGGGCACATTGAATCGAAAAGATCAGCGCAATGGTCGCGAGCCAGTCAAGGCAGAGCTGATCGAATGTGATGGCTACCGGCGGTATTCCATTGATCAATTTTGCCATTTAGCGACGACAAAGAAGATACTCGCAGGAACGCACTCCAACGAACAAGATGCAACAAGCGAAGGATGCTATGTCGCTGGGGAAACGCAAATGAAAGAGCAAGTTGCGATTTCGTTGAGCGATGAGGAGATCATCGAGCTTGCAACCAGCAAACACGGCTCGGGGCCGAAGTTTACATCCTTATGGGAGGGCGATTGGGAGGGTCAGAGGATGAACTCGCCTAGCGAAGCCGATTCTTCAGTCGTGTTCACGCTCGCCTATTACACAAAAGACGCAGCGCAGATCGATCGTATTTTCCGTCGCTCCGCTCTGATGCGTCCTAAATGGGATGAGATTCACGGTAGCGAAAGCTATGGCGAGAAGACCATCGCCAAAGCTCTTAGCAAGGTCACGAAACAGTACGAGCCGAAGAAAAAGCGTCCTGCCGCCTCCAAGCAAGGAGGCCAGCCTCCGGCCAACCTTGGCTTTCCCAAGGCCGCCATCGACTGGGATTTCAAAAGCGACCAGACCGAGAACGCAATGGCTGTGGAGTTCATCGACGGCAACCAAGCCAAACTGCGTTATGTGCCATCGTGGAAGAAATGGCTTGCCTGGGACGGGAAGCGATGGAAGGTCGACATCGATCAAAGTCGAACGACTCGCTTGGCGCGGAGGCTAGTCCGCAACTACTGGGACCGTCTGCTGGCTATTCAGACTGAAAAGCAACAAAAGGAGTGGGCTGATTTCTGTCGCTGGGCCAATCGCAAGACCACGATTGAGAATGTGGTGTCTCTCGCTCGGTGCGATGCGAGGACGACGATTGATCATGAGTTGCTGAATCAGAACACGTACTTTCTGAATCTGCAAAACGGAACTCTCGATTTATCGACTTGGGAGTTCCGCGATCATCGCCAGACGGACTCCATCACGCAGATTGCAAACGTTGCGTACGATCCTAAAGCTCAATGTCCTAAGTGGCGAGCGTTCATCGATCTGATCTTCGGTAGCGACGATGAAGCCAAGCGATACATCCAGGCGCTGCTGGGTTATTCGTGCTCTGGCGACGTCGGCGAACACATTCTGCCGATCTGCTACGGCTCGGGTGCCAACGGCAAGTCAACGCTGTGGAATGCGATCGTCGAGTTGCTTGGCGACTATGCGATGCTCGCACCGAGCAAGTTGCTTCTAGGCACGACGAATGAACACGACACCGTCATTGCATCGCTTTACCAGCGGCGATTGGTGGCCATCAGCGAGCCCGATGAGGGTTCAAAGCTGCGCGAGGCTCGCGTCAAGGAATTGACTGGGGATGAGCAGATCACCGCGAGGCGGATGCGTGAGGATTATTGGAGCTTTCGGCGGACACATAAATTCTGGCTAAGTACGAACCATCTGCCTCAGATCAATGGAACTGACGAAGGCATCTGGCGTCGCATCAAGCTGATTCCATTCCGCGTTGACCTTCGCAAGGTTACCGAGCCCATCCCTGACTACCACAAACTGCTGGTCGGTGAGGAAGGTCCAGGGATCCTGAATTGGCTCCTAGATGGCTTCAAAGACTGGCGAGCCAACGGATTCATCGAACCCAAGTCGGTCATCGAGGAGACAAAGTCGTATCGGGGAAGCTCAGACGAACTGGGGCGTTTCATTGCCGACTGCTGTGAGGTTTCACCTGAGCTCGTAGCCTCCTCATCGGAGCTTTTTGAGGCCTATCGCAACTGGGGTGGGCAGCAATCTCAGACGCGATTTTCGACCTCAATGCAGTCGCGATTTAACTGTGCGACTCGCACCTTCGGACGCTTCCGAAACAAGCGCGTTTTTGAGGGCTGCGCACTCTCAAAAGTGGATGAAATGGAGCAATCTGAACATGCTTAAAAACCCTCAAAAACATTGGGATTTTGCCAAGTGCGCAGGGTTGCGCATGGTTATTTCGTTATCTGCCATGCGCGCACGCGCATGGAAAACAACCAAAATACCCTCCGCAACCCTGCGCACTCGACTGATTCTTGAGCAATCAGATGTCCATTGTTCGAGTCCGGTTCGGTGCCCCGATCAAGTCGCGAACTATCGAGTTCTCTCTGATGCCCTATGGCATGTATCCATCAGCCGCTGCAGACCCACTTCGAAGCTGCACTGCGATCGCAATTCGTCTTTGTCGTTAGTCACCTGTCACCCCTTCGTAGGAAACCATTCAATGAACCAAATCAGCCGGATCGAACAGGCTCGTCGAGATGCAAAGCTCCGCCAGGAGATGGAGGATCGCTTTAATGTCATTCGCAAAGCTTGGAATCTCGTCGAGCCAGATCCCTACAACCGCGATCCAAAGTGGTTGAGGATCGCGGCCAGTCGCGGAGCCAAAGCAGGAAGGCTACCGCGTCATTTTGCTGGCGAGTCCGTACTGACGATGCTGTTTGACGCCGGCTATGGTCGCGCTATCGACCACCCAGCGATTGAAAAAGTGGATGGCGTTCGAAGAGTCATCCTTGAACCATACGAGTCCCGTTGCAGCATGGACACCGCGCGTCGCATGGCAGCCGAGATCGCCATTCTTCTCAAATGCGATGCGAGTGTCTCACTCTGCAGTTGGCACTACCCAGGTTTGACCATTCGCATCACGCTCGCACCGACGCCGACGTTTGCGAGTGTCGCGACCGTTACACCACGTTCGAATGGAATATCCAACCAGCCAGAAGTCGCGTCAGTGGGCCAACAGTGGCCCCCACGTTGCGTCTGCCACTATGGCACGCGGGCATCAGAAGAGCTTTAGGTACTCCGAGCCAGACCCCACCGATCTTGGGTCGTGGGAACAGCCGCAAATGGACTCAGAGTTTGTTTCTGTAACGCATTGTCCTAAATCCATGAATCACCAATTAAAAACATTCGAATTCGAGCTGCTTTGTAATGTGATGGCGGACATCGAAACATTCATCGAACTTAGCGACCGCCTGCAACGGAGCGACGAACGATTCGTGCGCGCGATTCGCGAAGTCGGTGTTCCATTTACGCCGTCTTCGTGGAAACGTGGAAGCATAACCTCCGCTCAGAAGATGGCTTACACGAGGGCAGTGCGACGGCTTGAACAATCAGGATTCATCCATCGAATCTCGGAATCCAAACGCGACCGAACAACCCATGTAAGACCAACAGAAACGGCGATTGCTTTCATGATTGATCAGTTGGGCTCGCAAATCGACTGCGATCAGCTTTTCGGTAGCATCAGCCGATTCGACTGGTGCGGCAACCTAGTGGGTAAATCTCAGCGGATGGCCGAACTAGAAAAGATCGAGGACAAAGTTCATGTCGAATAGCGAAACCGAAGTCGAATCTTGGCTGCCAGTCCCCGGCTACGAAGAACTCTACGAAATCTCATCGATAGGACGATTGCGGCGAAAGAACGCTTCAAAGATGGCCCCAGCCGGCTATGTGATGAAGTGTCGTTTGGACGTGCATGGATATCCCAGATACTCGCTGAGCAAGTGTCGCAAGTACTGGACTGTTAAGGCTCATCGGCTGGTTGCCCTTGCTTTCCTTGGCCCTCCGCCATTTCCCAATGCCCAGGTCGCTCATTACGACGGAAACAAGCAAAACAATCACGTAAGCAATCTTCGCTGGGCGACGCAAAAAGAAAACGCAGCGGACAACATTCGGCTCGGCGTCGTGCAAGGAGCACACCGAGGCGCTGAGCACCACTTAGCCAGTTTAACGACTGATACCGTCGTGCGCTTGAGATGTCTTGTCGAGTTTGGTTCAAGCATTGTTGACGCAGCAAAAGCCATTGGAGTCCACAAGATGACCGCCTATGACGCGATCGTTGGAAAGACTTGGTCACACATTCCGTTTCCCCCTCCCGTTTCTCGAAGAAGGAAGTAACTTGCTATGGAAATTAAGCTAACACCCATTGATCAGATTAGACCATACGAAAATAACCCGCGTATCAATGATGGGACAGTTGATGCTGTTGCCAAAAGTATTCAGGAGTGGGGATTTCGTCAACCAATTGTTGTTGATGCCGATGGCGTGATTATTGTCGGGCACACGCGATGGAAGGCAGCAAAGAAGCTTGGGCTATCTGTCGTTCCAGTCCACGTAGCACGCGATTTGAAGCCGGAAGCCGTGCAGGCTTACAGAATCGCTGATAACAAGACTGCAGAGCTATCTGATTGGAATTACGATCTATTGCCGATCGAATTGTCGGCTTTGCAGGAAGCGAACTACGATCTCGGGTTGCTTGGATTCAACGCTGAGGAACTTGCCAAGCTGATGGATACCGGCGTCAACGAAGGCTTGACTGATCCGGATGACATCCCCGAGCCGCCAGACGAAGCGGTCACTCAACCTGGCGATCTTTGGATCCTCGGTAACCATCGGTTGCTCTGTGGCAACTCCTCATCGCCGGCAGACTTGGATCGTTTGCTGGCCGGCGCTGCGATTCACCTTTGCAATACAGATCCGCCTTACAATGTGAAGGTTGAACCGCGATCGAACAACGCAATCGCTGCCGGCCTCTCGTCGTTCACGAACGATGGAGCATCTTCGAGGCTCAAAGGTGGCCAGGGTAACGCTGCTTCATTCGGTGTCGATCATGAGACTGGCAAACCGAAGCATGCGGCGACGCACAAAAAGCTTCGTGCTAAAGACCGTCCGTTAGCAAACGACTTTGTTAGCGATGAGGCTTTTGATCAGCTGCTCGAAGATTGGTTCGGAAACATTGCCCGAGTATTGCTACCTGGTCGTTGCTTCTACATCTGGGGCGGCTACGCCAATTGCGGCAACTATCCGCCCGTGCTGAAGAAGCATGGTCTCTACTTCTCGCAGTCCATCATTTGGGACAAACAGCATCCGGTCCTAACACGCAAGGACTTTATGGGCGCTCACGAATGGGCGTTCTATGGATGGAAGGAAGGGGCTGGGCATAAGTACTACGGTCCCAAGAATGCGACGGACCTATGGCAGGTGAAGAAGATCAATCCGCAGTCAATGTCACATTTGACTCAGAAGCCAGCGGAGCTTGCCGTTCGCGCGATGCAGTACTCGTCAGTGCAAGGCGAGAACGTGCTTGATCTCTTTGGTGGTAGTGGCTCGACGATGATCGGTGCCGAGCAATGTGGTCGCAATTCGTTCTTGATGGAACTCGACACGCTTTACTGTGACGTCATCGTTGATAGGTACCAAAGGTTCTCTGGTAACAAGGCCATCCTGGAACGGACCGGCGAATCTCCGATCCCAATGCAGCCTCGTGAACATAACATGCGATAGGAGGTCGCGATCAAAACTTATGACTATGCCAAGCCTCGTCTTCAAAGACATAGATGTACTCCGCTCCGCAGTTCCTGGCGAATTCATGCAAGGCTGCGCGAGTGGGCATGACAACCGCTCGGTTGCCGTCGGTGAATCGTTCGGGCGTTCCGTCGTTGGCGAGCGACCGAATATCGCCGCCTGCGACCAGCGTTCGCGCCGACTCGATCGATGTGTAATGTTCTTTGAGGACTCTGCCGGCATGGTCTTGGTAGCCATCGAAGTGAAGATAGATAGCCGCGTAGCGACCATCTTCCTGCTTGCAGGCAATCGTTGCTCTTGTGGACATAGGTTGGTTTCCTTACTTCGATGGTTCGTGGTGGTTGGGTTCGACGATGGCGACACAATCGTCGGGCATCGTCAGCATGAGCGAGCGGCCGTTGTCCCAGTCGACATCGACCTGCGCCCAATCGCGGTGGTCATGAACGGCGACAACAGTCCCGAGCGATCCAACGGGGATCGGGTCTGGATCTTGCGGCATCGATACCAAACGGATGCGATCGCCTTTCTTCAATCGTGTCTGCATAGTCATTGGTTCCTTGTTTCATTTGGTGGTTGCGTTGAGTTTGTCGAGCAGCTCGCCGGCTTGAGCCAGGCGTGCGTTGACCTGCGCCATCGTGTGAACGTTCCGCCATCGCAGCTTTGGGTCATCTGGTTGTTGCAAGGCGTCGAGCGAATGACGCAATCGATCGAGGTAATCGCGTGCAACGAGGTGAAGGTTCTCGTAGGGAGCTGCCGGCTCAAGGGCTGGTTGGGCCATGGTTGGTTCCTGGTTGTTGGAGAAACGAAAGACGATCCTCAACAGTCAGCCAGCGAATCGCAAAAACATCAAGCCAACATGCGAGCATGTTTTGCGAAATTCTTCCAAACATGTGGCTGCGCCGGCGAACGGCAGTTTCGCGACGTGTCGCGTTGTGTTGCATGTTGGGCTTATGTTCGCATCAACGAGAAAACGCCCACACGGTGTAAACGTGGGGCGATTGGTGGGAAGCGTTCCGTGCTTCGGGCTTGTCTACAAATCGTGCGGTACCAGGATGGCAGCGCCGTGGCCGGAGACTGCGATCGAGTCTCCGTTGGTCGTTCGCGCGAACAGAACTGGGCCTTGTCGGATCACGTCAACAACGCTGCCGACGTCGAGTCTGCGATTGTTGATCGTTCGCAGGTCGTAGGTGATGCCTGGCTCTGGAGTTGCAATCTCGCCGTCGGCCAGGTCATCCACCGTTCGCAAATCGTAAAAGTATTTCACCGGCTTGGTCTCCTAGCCTCGAGCCGTGAATCGTCCGCGTTCGGTCTTTACGAACTTGCTGTCGTCGCCCTTGGCCAAGTCGCGAAGGATCGCGCTGTACAGCGTCGCGTGTGGAGTCTTGCCTCCAGGGCTTGTCCAATAGCCCTTCGATTCCATCGCCGTGATCAACTCTTGTGCGTTCATCGGTTCGCTCGATTCGCCAAGAACTTTCAAGGCCGCAGCGACGCAGCTCAATCGCTTCTCGCCGGCGTCGCCGGTCTCGGTAGTTTCGGTCTTGGCTTTGCGTGGCTTCTTGAGAACCGCAACCGCTGTGGACGTTTCGCCCCCGATCGTTTCGACGGTTGCCGGTTCGTTCTCAACCACCGTTACGTTGCCTTCAGTGGTGACCTTCGCGCGTCCCCGCTTCGCACCCACTTCTCCCAGAAGGCGTTGAGCGCTCTTAATGAGTATCTTCTTGCCGGTTGCGAGGTTGGTTGCATCCCAGCCACCGCGAGGCTTCTCGGCATCGATTTGAATCTCGCATCGGTTGCCCGAAACGTTCGCGTAGTACTTGCCACCAATCTTTACTTCTGCCTTCTTCATCTTCGTCTCTCCAATTCTGTGTTCGTGGTTGGCTGCCATCGTCAGGCCGATCGAACCACCGATCGACTACGCGCGTCCGTGCTGCGTTTCGGCTTATTGACCAAAGACCAAGTCCGACAATCCCTCGCAAAGGAAGTCGACCACCACTTGGACTTCCGTGTTGACCGCCGGCACATCCAAACCACGGTCGAAGTTGAACATTACTTTCCGGTCGGAAAGTCGCTGAATCCAAAGCTTCGAAATTTTGCTTTGATTCAGTTCGAAGGATTCTTGGTCGGCGTGGTCGGCGAAGACCAAGGCGTCGAAGCGGTATTCATCGTTGATCTTGCCTTGTACCCAAGATCCGCCAGCGGTGCGGTTGCGGTTGCTGATCTTGGTGATTGTGAGGTCGAGGTCGTGTTCGGTCATTTCGTCTCCGTTGTTGGGTTGGTGAATCGTTTTCGCGTTAACACACATGAGCCATGCGGTTCAAAACGCATCAAGCCGGATTCAGAAGGATTTCGGAATCTTTTCTTTGGTGCATACCTGTGTTCGGAAATGTTGGGCGAGCTTCGCAGCCGTGGCTTGCACATCGGCCAGCTCGTCAAAGAAATGTCTCAGGGTTGTTGGGTCGGCAGCGGCAAGGATCGGCATCTCCTCGATCGCTGCGTACAGGTCGCTGACGGACTGGAGCGCTCGTCGGTGTGCGCTGAGGAACTGGGCCGAGGTCAGGCGTGGTCGGTTTGTCATGGTTGGCATCTTGTTTCTCCTAAGCTGGTTTGGACTGAAATTGCATTTGCGATGACACACATGAGCCATGCGGTTCAAACCGCATCAAGCCGAAGGGGAAAAGATTCTGAAGGTTTTTCAGAATCTTTCCCCAGGCGCATCGCTGTGTTGCAATCAGCTATTTCGGCATGTGTCCCATGCTCGTTTGCTGCCGTAACAAATCTGACCACCCTCGACGATGTAAACGATGTTTTCGTCGGCAACGTCTTGATCGTCGTCGGCTTCGTCGTCGTCGTTTGTGTCGTTCATCTCTTGGCCCGAGGTAACGCCACAAATGCGGTTCTCAAATGGCCAGTTCTGTTGGGTCATCAACCGGACCTCGGCATCGCCGCCATGTTCATCGCGGTAGTCGTTGAGGATTTCGATCAGGGTGTCGAGATTCATGTTCTTGTCTCCGTTGTTGTGAATGAAAAATCGTTTTCCGATAACACACATGAGCCATGCGGTTCGAACTGCAGCAAGCCGATTTCAGCAGCTTTTCCACATGTTTTTTCATGTTTGTTTGCATGCCACACATTGCCCCACGTTGGCGTGTGTTGCACTTGTTTCCATGTGGGGTCGTCAGTCGCATCCGAGACAAAGGACGCGACGGTGGGCGACTGTCGCGACCGAATGAGAATACGCCGCGCATCCGTTCGCGGCGTCCGTGGCATTCCGTTGTGCGGTGGTTTAGAGGATCGCGCCGAGCCGACTTCGCTTCATTGCGTCGATGGCTTCGATGGCGTAAAGGTGTTCGACGAGCAAAGGGCCTGCGGACTCTTGTTGGTTGGCGTCGGCAATCTCAAGGGCGTCTGCCAAGGTTCGCAATCCCTCGACCGCGTTGTAGTACGCTTCTCGAATCTCTTGTGCTTGGTGTGCTTCCATCGCTTTGAAAATCACGCGAAGGGCTGCGTCGGTTGCTTTGTGTTCGTTACTGTTCTTGGCCATGGTCTTGTCTCCGTTTCGGAAAAGGGTTCGAATCGTTTATGCGATAACACACATGAGCCATGCGGCTCAAAACGCATCAAGCCGAGCTTGCAAACATTTCAAAAAGAATTTGCCGGCGGCTCCTTTGGGCCGCCGGCCATTCCATCTCTCTCGCTAGTCGTTCTTCAAAAAGAACTTGAGCATTGCCTGCTGCTCGTAGAGTTTGGTGAGATCTGCTTTAGCTTCACGCGCGTTGCGGAGATCGCATTCAGCGAACTCAACCCAGGACATGCTGCAGGGTTGGTTGGCCAGCATGGCCTCTGTGTCGTGAACCGCGTTTTGGGCCCGTCGCAACATCTCTTGTGCGACACCGGCCAAGCGCCGTTGCGCGTCGGGGATCATCCATTCGAGGCGTCGCAGTTGTGCTTGAATCGCTTGCTCGACGTTGTTGGTTGTTTCGCTCATGGTTTTTTCTCCGTTTCGGAAAGGGAATGGAATCGTTTACGTGATGACACACATGAGCCATGCGGTTCGAATAACCTCAAGCCGAGCCTTCGAGGATTCCAAAAGGAATCTGAATGTTTTTTAGGATCGCGTCAGTTCGCACAAAACGCGCCGCGTTGTGTTGCGGTTCGGGTTTGGCCACTATTAGTGACATACACGATTCGACCCCACGGTGACGTAAAATTGGCCCCACGTCGCCAAACGTGTGAAAGCCGAACCTCCGTGTTCGGCGTTTCGTTTGGTTGTGGGCTATGCCGCGCGGTCGTATTTGCGGGCGAGGTCGAGGAGCTTGGTTTTGATCGTTTTCCATTCCGGTTTGGTTTCGCTGGCGATCTCTCCGTAGACCTTGTCGCGAAGGGCACCCTTGTACCAACCCTTGGTCCATCCGAGTCGGTAGAACAATCGGTTGAGTTCCGTCTCGCCAAGGCCGGCACCAGGGCGATCCCAGCAACTCTTGGTGCCTTCCTTTTTGATGTAGTCCCATTCGCTGCAGCGTTTGGTATTGAGGGCGAGTTCAACCAAACCCAAAACCATCATCAGGTATCCGACCACTTTGGTCTTGTTGAGCGTTCCGCCGAAGGCTCGGAACTCGATTCGGTTCTTGCCGCGGGTCAGGTGGGTCAGGTTCAGCAGGTGGTAGCGATCCGATTCGCATCGGCTCTTGGCGTTGTCTTTGTTTCCGTATTGTTTGATTCGCTTGGCGTACATCATTTGTTCGCGTTTGCGGGTTCCGGTCGAAGCGTAAATCGCTCGTTCGTGGTTGCCGACCAAGGAAATCAATCTTGCCAAAGCGGCCGCGTCTCCATTCCAGCTAACCGTTATGTGAAGGCCGCAGCTCGAATTTACTTGGCCACCTCGTGCGTTGATTTGGTCGATCGCGTTTTCGATCTGTCGTACGCCATCAACCCCTTTGAGTATTGGGCTTACAAACTCGCATCCTTTGCGTGCGTTGTTTTCGGGGCGGATGCTCCCGTCGCGTTCTGCTTTCCATCCGGTTGGCAGCCAAGGTACTTGGTATCCGCTGTGGTAGGGTCCGATCGGTGTGTTGTCGGTACCGGGGAGGGTGGTTTCGAATTCGATTCCGAAGGCGATTTCGTTTGCGTTCATCGTTCTGTTCCTTTGTGGTTCGAGGTGTGTTTTGCGTCGCGTTTTCTGCGTCGCGATGACACACATGAGCCATGCGTTTCGAGGAACATCCAGGCGATTCCCGCATGTTTTTCCAGTAATTCTGCATGTTTCCTGGGAGGCCACCGGTGCCCCAACATTACGCGACGGTCGCGTCCAAACATGCTCCGCATAACGAGGCGAACATGCGGCTAAGACGCGACAGTGCGCAATCGGTGCCCCCACGTTTCAAGATGCCAAACCATGGAGAAATGCGATGAGTGAAGGAAACAATCAGGTCGATCCGACGAGGCTTTCGTTAGAGCAAGCAGCGAAGCTATTGTCGGCCGCATTCCGAGAACGCATCGAGCCAGAGGAGATTCGACTGGACGTACAAGAAGGTGCGCCGGTGAACGTTGATGGAACGATCAACCTCGTGCACTACAGCGCATGGCAAGCAAAGGAGATGGGACGTGGCGAGTGATCCAAGGAAACTAAAACCAAGCGAACTATGCCGACTACTCAACTCGACGCCGCTAGGCGAGGTGATCAGCGAACGGCAACTCTATCGGCATCGTCAACGCGCCGGCGCACGCATCGGCGACAACAAGACCGTTGACTTGCTTCGCTATTGCGCTTGGATGCATGTCGTACGACATACGCCTCGTACGACCAACGGTGTCGATCCATACGATGCGATGAAGGAACGAGCGCGTGCGCGAAATGCAGCGCTCGCACTTGCCGGTCGCGACATTGGTGAACTATCAGAGGTCGATAACCCAGATCGCAAAGATCGCGCGTCGCGTGACTTCCGATACTTTTGTGAAACCTATTTTCCATTGACGTTTCATCTGGCTTGGTCGCCGGACCATATTAAGGTCATCAATAAGATTGAGCAAGCCGTTGTCCATGGGGGCTTGTTCGCACTCGCGATGGCTCGTGGTAGCGGTAAGAGTTCGATTGCCGAAGTCGCATGTATTTGGGCAGTGCTCTATGGGCATCGCAACTTCGTATGTTTGATCGGCAGCGATGAAGGGCATGCATGTGATATGCTCGATTCGATCAAAACCGAACTCGATAGCAACGAGTTGCTCTTAGCCGACTTCCCAGAGGTTTGTTTTCCCATCCAAGCCCTCGATGGGATTTCGAATCGGGCGAACGGCCAACTCTATAAAGGGAAACGCACTCAGATTGGATGGACAGCAAAAGAAGTCGTCTTGCCAACGATCGAGGGTAGCAGCGCTAGCGGTGCGATCATCAAGGTCGCCGGCCTAACTGGCCGCATCCGAGGTATGAAGTTCAAGCGTCCTGACGGTAGAACAGTGCGTCCAAGTCTCGTGGTACTGGATGACCCGCAAACGGATGAAAGTGCTCGTTCGCTCTCGCAATGTGCGAATCGCGAAAGCATACTCGCCGGCGCGGTGCTTGGCTTGGCCGGGCCGGGCAAGAAGATCTCGGGCATCATGCCCTGCACCGTAATTCGCCCGGGTGATATGGCCGACAATATCCTCGATCGCAATCGCCATCCGGAATGGAATGGCGAACGCACCAAAATGGTTTATGCGTTCCCCAAGAACGAAACGCTATGGGAACGTTACGCCGAAATCCGCGCCGAAGGGATGCGTGGCGGTGATGGTGGTGAAGCTGCCACCGAGTTCTATCGTCAGAACCAAGCCGCGATGGACGAGGGTGCCGTTATCGCTTGGCAAGAGCGGTTCAACTACGACGAACTCTCCGCGATCCAACACGCAATGAACCTCAAATTGCAAGACGAAGCAGCGTTCTTCGCCGAATATCAAAACCAGCCTCTGCCGGCGGAGACGGTTGTCGATGGGATGCTCAAACCCGAAGAGGTCGCCAGCAAATTCAACCGCATGGAACGCGGGTTGGTCTCGATCGGCGCGAATCATCTCACTGCATTCATCGACGTCCAGCAGAAGCTACTCTTCTTTGTGGTCGCTGCGTGGGAGGATGATTTCACCGGTTATGTGATTGACTATGGTTGCTACCCTGACCAGCAGCGTCCGTACTTCACGCTGCGCGAGGCTCGCCAGACGCTGAGCTCCGAAGCGACTGGAACCGGACTCGAGGGATCGATCTACGCCGGCCTCGAATCGCTGACATCGAAACTGCTCGATCGCGAGTGGCAACGAGACGATGGTGCAGCGATGCGCATTGGACGCTGCTTGATCGATGCTAACTGGGGGCAATCGACAGATGTGGTCTACCAATTCTGCCGGCAGTCCAAGCACGCCGCTGTGATCATTCCTAGCCACGGTCGGTTCGTCGGCGCTTCGAGCTTGCCGTTTAGCGAGTATCGTCGCCGGCCAGGTGATCGCGTAGGACTCAACTGGCGTATCCCGAACGTAAATGGCAAACGAGCCATACGACATGTGGTCTACGATACCAACTGGTGGAAGTCGTTTATCAACGCTCGGCTTCGTGTTTCGATGGGTGATCGCGGTTGCCTCTCGCTCTTTGGTACGAACGCCGAAACGCATCGCATGCTCGGCGAGCACCTAACTTCCGAGTACTTCATCAAAACCGAGGCTCGCGGACGGAGCGTTGATGAGTGGAAGCAGCGCCCGGAGCAGCCCGACAACCACTGGTTCGACTGTTTGGTTGGTTCTGCGGTCGCGGCATCCATGCAAGGAGTGATTCTTCCAGGCATCGAAGGTAAAGCTGAAGTCCGTAAGGGACGAATGAGCTTTACTGAAATGCAAAAGCGACGCCGGAGCAAATAGCTCTCCAAGATTGAATCAAAAAAAATCTTCTGGTTCGTCCGTCAATCTACATGTGAACCGGGTATTCCTACAGATAGAAGTCCACGTCTTCATTCTTAGGTAGGCCGATAGCATGTCAGATAACTTGCAAGAGACGATTCGCGAGAGTGCGAAAGCACCCGCTAAGGCATCGGGAGATGCCGGAAGCGTCGAGCAGCACAAGCTCACCGAGCAGATTGCTGCTGACAAGTATCTGGCGTCCAAGGCGGCCGCCTCTAAGCCGAAGCGTGGCCTTCGATTTAACAAGCTCGTGCCACCAGGTGCCGACTAACCGTTCGCGCTTGATTGAGCTTGTTTCTATAGGCAGGGGTGTCGGGTTTAACAGAAGGGATTGATTCACGGATGTTTAAATTGTTGTCAGGGATTCTGAGCAAGAACGGCGATCGTAAAGATCGGTCGCTCGTCCGTGGACGCTCGGCCCGACACCCCTGGTCGTTAGTGAGAATGCTGGGGCGCTACGACGCTGCGACCACCACGATCGACAACGTTCGCCACTGGGCAGCCGCAGACGGACTTTCGGCCAGCGCGGCCAACAGCCCTGAAGTACGCCGCACGCTACGCAACCGTTCGCGTTACGAGGTCGCGAACAACTCTTATGCCCGCGGTATTTCGCTGACTCTTGCCAACGACTGTGTTGGTACCGGACCTCGATTGCAGATGCTGACTGCGGATGCATTCGCCAACCGCTTTGTTGAGCAAGAGTTCTTCGCTTGGGCTGATGCAGTTGGCCTGGCAGAAAAGCTACGCACGATGCGGCTCGCTCGCGTTTCAGATGGCGAGTCCTTTGGTTTGCTGACCAGTAACCCGAGAATCGATTCGCCAGTTCAACTTGATCTAAAGCTGGTCGAAGCCGAACAAGTCACATCGCCAATCATGGCACTCGACAGTTATCGGTACCTCGATGGCATCCGCTTTGATGAGCATGGCAACGCG